CGATCAGTCTTGGCGTTCTTTGGAACCGCAATCAGGACATTCCCCGGCACGACTGGAAGACCCGGCCGTGCACTAGGAGCAGCTGTGTGAATAGCTGCCCATATCGGGGCGTGACGCAAATACCTCATCCCGAGGTTTCGCGCTCTTGCGGTTATGTGGGGTGTGGCCCTGTATTTTTTGTAGGAAGACAGATCGTTCCCTGAGGCGCTGGTGGTGCGCCCAGGTGTCCAACCACTTTCCGGAAAGGTCGAAATCCACTCGCGAACGGGAGCCCGTAGAAACGGGCCCCCATCCGTAAGCGGCCTGAGCCGGAACCCAGGTTCGTCCAGGAGTCGGGGGTCAAAACCCTCTATCCCCGGGCAATCCCCCAAGATCGCAGCGATGCGACTCTGCGCGCGAGCGATGAGCTCGGCGTCTCGGCCGCGTAGATCTCTCACGAGACCACGTCGCGCTAGCTTGAAGAACTGATTTGTGGAAGCACAGGTCTGTTCGGCCTTCCGGGCCGTTTCAAGTGCCACAGCTTTTGTGTCGATGCCTGTCTGCAACCCGCTGCATTTGGAAAGCAGCTTGGTCGCGGCATAGGCCCGAGCGAACTCGGATTCTCTATCGACATAGTGGTCACAAGAAATTCCAAGCTCCACCAACTGCCGATGTTCACCGGCAGAGAAGAGCAGCCACACCGTTAGAGCACGAGGTGTATCCAGGTACTCCAAGTAGTCACGGATCGGTCCCGAGTCTGAAAGCGACAGCCCCAGTGGTTGAACCACCAGGTTGGCAGAGGCCCGAGGGCCTGTGATTGTCCCGTCCTTGAGAGGACGAACTATCGCTTTAAACTGGGCTGGGACCCGGCTACTGCCGGATCGGATGCCTTCGCAGGCATGCCGTCGAGCACGCTTTCCGCGTGAAGGTTCAGGTCCGTGGTACACGAAACCTCCGTCAGGACGATGGTGAGGGTGATGCCGCCCGTGAGGGCGGCACCGATCGTAATCAGCAGAGCCGGCGACTTAGCCGGTAAGCGTCTCACGATATTTCACCAACGACTTGACAGCCGCGGTACGGATCACGTTGGTCCCCATCTCGAAGACGTCCGCCAACTCCTGTTCGGTTGCCCGAATGGGAGCGTACACAACCGCTTCGAAAGCGGGCATGTAGGCGAGCTTCTCCGGCGGGACGTAACCGTCCGCGGTGGTACCAGAGGCCGATTCGAGAATCGGCTTCTCCAGCCGGAACAGGTACTTGTCCAATCCGCCCTTCCCCTTGGGAGGGTAGTGACGAATCGAGACCCTGCTCCAGCCGACCTTCCCCAGCGCATCGCGCTCGAAATACTCGGCGATGGTGTGGTCGTTGACGCGCTTCGAACCGTAGGCCACGAAGGTGTGGGCCACCGGGACGCCGGCCGCGTCGTTCACAACGATGTTGCTTTGGGCTTGCATGTAGTAAACACTCCCCGCTGTAAAGCGGTCTGTCTTGTCCAAAAGGACGGGATGGATGAGGAGGCGCCACCGGGTGACCGGGGCACTGCAGGTCGAACCCACGAAAGGGCCTTGCCCACCTGGAGATTGATGTCCAGGTAGGGACCAAAGTCAACGAAAGCGTTGCCGAAGCAGCGCTATCGCAGACACAGTCTGAAGGGAGTTCAACTTAGCCGACACTTTGAGATCGGCGAGATCTAACGATGGCAGTTCAGTCATGGCTGACCGTTCCACATACGTTATGTCGGTTGTGCACGTACCGGCGTGATTGAACCAGTACCCCGACTCTGTGGGATGCGTGACGAGGGTCCGCACAAACACCGTCTTGCGACGGAGTCCATACGTCCCCCCAACATGCTCCACCGAGAAAGGGAGGTCCAGGTGTGAAAAGTACGTGCCTAGTGGTAAGAACCAGTCCCCTACGAACGAAAGGGGCGTAAGCTCATGAAGAACCACCAGGGGGTTGAGAAGGCCTAACCGAGCCGGTATCGACTCAGGCTTTATCCTCCAAAACCAAACAGCTCGACGGCTGTCCGCATGGGACCGGTAGTCAACGAATTGACCGCCCGGTATCCCATACGAGTCGCTGTCGAATCGGTCGACGGCCTGCCAGTTCACTCTGACAGACGCGCGGGTCCGACCGATCACAGGGTCCATCCGTTCGGACATGTCCTGTAGCGCTTCCACCGCATCGTAAACGTCCTTCACAAACGGGATCCAACCGTACCGAGTCTCGAGCAACAAGTTTGAGGCCGCCTTTGATGGGGCGACCTTCTGCTCGTGCTTGTATCGACGGCGGAGGACCTTTTCTGTGTTCTTGGACGTCTCGGCGCGAAGGGCGCGAAAGACGACATCCAAACGACCCTGTTTTGCTGCGAGCGCGATCGCGACCAAGTCGCGAGCGCGCTGAGCCACCATGGCAGACGTCTTACGGCCCTCCGCGAGGAAGACCGGGGCGTTCCATGTTGACCCACGCTGCTTACTGACTAGGCGAGACTTCAATCTTGCCATGTCCGCTTGCAGCGGCTGCCCCGTAGGAAAAGCCTGCCAAGGAACGTAGAAGGCCATGTCGGCCAACGTAGTTGCCTTGTAGTACTGTGAACCGACCTGCTGTAGTGGTTGAGACCACACACATTTGGCCGGTTGGGTGGCGTAGAGTTCATACCGGTAGGGGAGATCCGGTAAACGCAACCCGTGCTGAAGACGATAATGGTAGTCCTCAGCTTGATATCGGTGCTTGACCTGTTTCCAGATGGTCGTCCCGGGGTTTTGAGACCCGAGAGACTGTCGCGCAACCGACTCGTAGGAGTACTCCAAGTAGGGACCCAACAGTGGGCCGGGCTGCTCGTAGTGGAGAGCGTAATACTGAGCTGTGGAAGTTTTCCCACAGATCTGGTACTTCCGCTTCTCTTCGACGATAGGCCCGATCATGATGATCCTTTCCGAGAGTTACTCGACCGCTCACGCGGCGTTCGTGGCGTTCCAGTTCTACTGGAGCGTTACGCTTGCGTTGCAAGACGCACAGGTAGGGCCCCTTACG